CAATTTTATCTAAATTCTTTTCCAAGAGATGTATTGCGTTTGGATTTTCAGATAAACCATACCAATCAATTTTATGAGGATATTTTTCCAAGAGTTGTATCGCGTTTGGATTCATAGATAACCAAAACCACTCAATTTTATGAGGATATTTTTCCAAGAGTTGTATCGCGTTTGGATTTATAGATAAGAAACACCACACAATTTTATCCAAATTCTTTTCCAAGATGGCGATTGCGTTTGGATTTCTAGATAAAGCACCCCAATTAATTTTATCCAGATTCTTTTCCAAGAGATGTATCGCGTTTGGATTGGAAGATAAGTTAGACCAATTAATTTGTTCCAGATTTTTTTCCAACAGGGCGATTGCGTTTGGATTTCTAGATAAGCAATCCCAATTAATTTTATCCAACATAAATATCGCGTTTGGATTTGCAGATAAGTTTGTCCAATTGATTGCATCTACTGGTATCAAGTTTCGCAGTTTCAACATTTTTTATGAATCGCCAGTGTTAATTAGTTGTTATTTTAATTTTAAACGTGTAGAATATATTAAATGTAAATATGTAAATAGGTAACCAAGTGATAAAAACAAAAAGAGTGGATATCTAAATCATTTTTTGTTTTATATAGTAATTTTTGGTTTTATCCAAGAAACAAACTACCAAAAATATAAAATGGATATAAATTATTTGTTAGTTTGAATGGTTTTTCCTCGATAAATAATTAAAAATAAAAATTTATAATCTATTTCGTCTGCCCAGATATCCCGCGGCACTTGTTCCTACCATTCCATACGCGGAATGTGGTTTGTATATATAATTTTTACTATACGTATAACATAGCGCGTTTTTGCAATTGTTATACTTTTTATTATATGGCAATACTACTTGGTTAAAATAAGAACTCCAATAAGTTGCACGATTGGTGATTGATGACGGATAAGATGTTGGCGACATTATTAATATTATGCTATATTTTTATAATAAGTGGAAAAAACTATAATAAGCGGAAAAAACTATAATATAGTATATATTAATGAATAAACATAGTCAAACTAAAAAACGACGCAACAAACAAACTAAAAAACAAACAAGAAAAATGCAAAAATCATTTACGCCTTTAATTTGTAACCCTACAATTAAGAGGAACCCAAAAAATCAAACATGCTACAACGACAATCAGTTGCAATTTATTCGTTCTTTATGGAACGCGCGGCACCCAAACGACTCTATTTCTAAAACTACTTCTTCGGCACAAATATGGACCATGTTAAAAAAAAAATACAAAACACAATGTAGCGACGAGTCTTGTTGGATTCAACAGTTAAATCCAACGAGCAATCAAAAAAATAAATTAAAAGAATCGTTTGCCCCGTCTGCCCCAAAAGATTGGAAAAAAAACCCAAATGCGTGGCTATCCGATGTAGATATTAAACAAGTCATGGACCAATATGAAAAGGCGTACCATTGTTTTGAGTTTATTGGACCGTCTCCCATTGATTTTGATGCCCAAAGCAACGACCCGAATGCAAAACAGAACCCAGATGATGATTGTGTGTGGGAAAAATTGTGCAAATTTAGTGTCCAGAAATCTTTGGATCATAAAAAAAATAAAATTGGTATTATTTTTAATACAGACCCACACGACAAATCGGGGAAACACTGGATTTCGCTGTTTATTAATATAAAAAAAGGACAAATATTCTTTTTCGATAGTGTGGGCACGGCTATTCCAAAAGAAGTAATGGTATTGGTGGAACGTGTTATCCAACAAGGTCGGAATCAAAACCCGCCTATTTATTTTACTTTCGATCAAAACCATCCCACAGAGCACCAATATAGTGATACAGAATGTGGAGTATATTCGTTATATTTTATCGTTCACATGTTGCAAGATAAATTAACCGCCCGCTATTTAAAAACACATATACTGACGGACAAATATATAGAAAAATACAGGAAAATATTCTTTAATTAATTAATTTACTTTCATTTCTTCCACAATCAACCCACAATGGCAACATGATTGGCGGCATGTACTATCACAATGATTTCGTTTTCCCACATAGATTGGATACTCTATAGTCATGGATGGGTGAATAAAATTATACTTTGATTCGGATGACTTGTGTTGATTTGCGTATAAAATTGCCTTTTCTTGGGTTTCAAAGAGCCCGATTACTTTAAAATAAACCACTTCATTGTCTCGGTGTGCGGAAAATAAACAAAATACATTCGTCATGTTGTTGGTAATATTAAAATAAAATAATTTTAAATCATTTTTTTGTTTTGTTAGTTTCCAAAAGATCTATTGCGTTTGGATTGCAAGATAATTTATACCAATGAATTCGTTCCGGATTGTTTTCCAAAAGGGCAATTGCGTTTGGATTGCTAGATAAGTATTCCCATTTAATTTTATTTAGTGGTATCCAGGGTTGAAGTTTGGTGTACATTTTTTCTATATTATCGGGTTAAATGTTTGTTTAAATGTATTAGTCCATTTCTAATCATTTTTTTGTCTTTTTTACATGTTGTTAATATAATAAATTGGAATAATAAATAGAAATGTCGTGTTTAGGGAAAGAATATATTCCAATTCCGCCCAGAGTTTGGTTTCGTGTAGAAAACCAGTGCCCCTTAGATAATAGCAATCTAAATATAAAGGAACACACATTAGAAGCACAAGCATTAGAAGCACAAATGAGTCAAAAAGGAAATGTGTTGCAATATAAAAAAAATAGTTCAAATTTAACGCAAAACCAACGATATGCGAAAATAGCCCGCGGACAGTGGACCAATCGCCACACCACTTGGGCCACGCAATCGGATACAACAACCAACCCAAACACTAAAATGCTAAAGCGAAACGGTACCGTAAAAGTAGCGGTAGATTTAAATACGGGTGCACTTACAGAAACTACATTACCATTAACTGCCTGTACTGTTCCTTCTTCTTCTTCTGTGTTGGTAATTCAAGACGGAGGCACATTACAGTGCAATGTACAGGAAAATGTGTGCACGGGGAAAACTGTAATATATCCAAACAATACTAATTATTTTCCCACCACAGATTCGGATGTTCCAGGAACCATTCAAGTTTTATATTGGAAAGACGGAACGCAAACTTGGTATCCGAAAACACGTCGTAAAATGAATACCAGCACCACCAAATGGCCGGTAGGCGCCAAGTTTATTCAAACCGCACACATGTAAAATGATTTTTCTTTAACAAAGATAATTTATAACTTAGTAAACTAACCTAATATTTAAATTTTAGTCGTCTTTGTTTTAGTCGTCTTTGTTTTAGTCGCCTTTTTCTTTGTGTTTGCATTTTTAGGTACATTATTTGTATTTATGGATGGTGTGTCATCCGCATCTCGTTCTTTAACATAGTTGTCATATGCATTTTCCAGATTATTTAAATCGTTCATCCACATTTGGTTTGGTGTTGTTTTTTCCAAAACATCCAACACTTCTTTTTCTTGCGTATACTTGTTAAAAATAAGCGCGGACCGTTCTTCTGTCACACTATCCATTTGCATTTGAGTTAAATATTTATATTTTCCATCTATTTTGTCGTATTTCCGCAATTCTAACATTGAGGTTACTTGGCTTGGTGTTTTCTTTCGTAAATCCACCAAATCGTCGTATATTTCGCGAATAAACTTGGATCTATTATATAATTCGACTAATCGTTCCCGAGCCTCTTTAATTAAATTGGCTTTGCGTTTCACGTACATGTCTTTGCGAACGGGGATAAATTCTTCAAATATAGTAGCGACTGAATAATATTGCAACTGTTGATTTTTATCAAATGCACTCATATTGGTGGTGGCATTGGTGGTGTACAGTCCAAGCAAATGTTCCAACTTATTACAGTCCGCTTTTCCTATAACTGGTGTATTTATAAGCCGTTCCAAATCTCCATGTGGAAAGGTAATCGTAAAGTGAATTGTAGTGTCGGTGGACAAGGAAGTAAATGTCTTGATAATTCCGTCTTTTTCTTTTTCTTCTAATTGTGTTTTAAAATTATTCGTCCATACACCAATAGGCAACTCTGTAACGCAAATAGTATCTGCGATATTTGTTTTATGATACATTCCTTTGTATGTAAAATTATGTGCTCCCATGGGAACAACATTGCCACGAAACCCATGATAATACGGAATCCATTCATTTAACTCTTGGGGTGCCAAAAATTCTGTATTATCTTTGTCTGTTTCTGCCGCCAAGTATTCTTTTAAAAATCCAATTATTTTGAGAGGATTATAGCAAGGAATGTCTGTACTGAACCCAGTACCAATCCCGGCGGCTCCGTTAACCAGCAAAAATGGAATAATGGGAACATAATATTTTGGTTCTATTTTATCCCCGTCATCTTCCAAGTATTCCAGCAAAGGCAGGTCTGACTCTACAAAAATAAAACGGGTAATAGTTTCTAAGCGTGTAAAAATATATCTGGGAGATGCCGCGTCTTTTCCACCGCCACATCGAGTTCCAAATTGTCCTGCTGGAAAGAGCAAATTAATATTGTTGGACCCTACGTAATTTTGCGACATATTTATAATAGTTCCGGTTAAACTGAGTTCGCCATGATGATACGCCGAGTGTTCGGATACATACCCAGCCAACTGGGCTACTTTAATTTCCGTGGTTAAATTTCGTTTAAACGCAGAATATAACACTTTTCGCAAACTTGGTTTTAACCCATCCAATACATTTGGAATGCTTCGGTCACAATCATATTTCGAAAAGTGAAGCATTTCATTATGAATAAAATCTGTATAAGTCGCGGTTGGTAAGGAAGTATTTAAATATACATTGGATTTATAATTTTTTAGTAATAATTTTCGGTCGTTCGAACGTGTTTTATTAAACATAATATCAATTGCATCGTCGCACTCTAAACCCGAATTTATCATGGATACTATTTTTGGGTTAGATAAATATTCTTTCCATTCTTTTCCCACACTAGTCCCCAACCCCTTGTAATATTTAATCTTCCAGAGATGTAGTTGTGGTTGAATAGTTGTGCTTTGAGACCAAGCATCGTATTCTCCTTGGTTATAAAAGGCGAGTTGGACGCAACCTTTGGTTGCTTTTAAAATGGGGGTATTCATAAAAGTAATAAACCCGGGTATTTGACATAAAGACGGCCACTTGTGATGTATTACATTAAAGAACAGCCCTTTGATGTGACTTCCGTCTAAATCTTGATCGGGCAAAATAATAATACGCGAATATCTCAAATTTTTAAACACCGAATCCATATCTGGATACGTCATTCCTTCTGCTAACCCGATGATTTTCTTGATGTTGGCGATTTCTCCTTCTTCTTTTATTTTAACATTTGGTTTGCGGATATTTTCTAATTTCCCTTTTAATGCAAGCACCCCATATTTGTTTTTATCTTCCGCCGACAACCCTGAAATTACACCTGCTTTAGCCGATAGTCCTTCGGTAAGAATCAGCGCACATTTATTTGATTTTTCCGTTCCCGCCCAATTGGCATCATCAAAATTTGGAATTCCAGAGATGTGTTTTTTTTTGGAACCATCGGTTTTTTTTTCCATTTTTTTCTCCTTGGCATCCGAAATCGCACACGCAGCACTCATTACACCCATATCCGCTACTTTTTTAATAAAGGAGTCGCTCACTACACAAGATGAACCGAATTTAGAGGCAGGTGTATTCAGAAAATCCTTGGTCTGACTGTCAAAGGCGGGGAACAATATATCACATCGTACAAATAGAATTAACTGTTCCTTGATGGATGACAATTTTACCAACTTTTTATTTTTTTGTTCAATGTATTTTTTTAATTTGGTTGTTATTTGGTCTATGATATAATCCACATGTTTTCCTCCTTTGTGGGTATGAATACCATTTACAAACGAAACATGTGTAAATTCCGCATCGGGAGACAGAGCAACGGCATACTCCCAGCGGGACCCAGATGCCTCGTAACAACGCGGTGTTTCCGTCTTGTCTCCAATGTATAAATCAATGTACTGGGAAAAGTTTTTGATGGGAATTAATTGGTCGTTTAATTTTACCTTTACGTTTTTATCCGTCATGGCAGATATATCATACACTCGTTTTTTCAATAATGCCATCATATCTCCGTCTAATCGTTGGGGAAGTTGAAGCCGTGCATAATCGGGACAAAACGTGATTTTAGTATATGGTTTTTTGGCGATATTCGCCGTGCATTTGGTAATGACTGGTTTTCCAATTTCACTGAGATTGTTTCGAAATTCTTGATAATATTTCAGTCCACGAACATGGTCCACTGTTTCGATGGACCCAAACGTGGACCAAATAAATACCAATTTAATTCCTAGCCCATTTTTGCCTCCCCACAATCCGTAATATTTGCCCTCTTCTTTTATTTTCAATTGCAACGCAACTTCGTCGTTTTTATCCTTGTCGTCATAATTGGTAGAAGAACGCAAATGACCGAAAATAAGTTCTGGAATCCAAACCCCTAAGGTTGGATGCATGGCAATATCAATTCCCGCGCCGTCATTAATCATAGTAATGGTTCCACTTTGTCCAACATTTGCGGATTCATCAAATTTTACCGATATATAAGTTACAGGAATACAGTTTATTTTTCCCGCCGATATGTGCGAATTCATGCGAACCACGTGGTCTCTACAATTTATAATACATTCGTCGAATAATTTAAATAAACCTGGGATATATTCAATGTTTTTTTTAATTATTATTGGTCTGGTTTTTTTATCCATGTTTTCATCCGTGTTTTCATCCTCTTCTTTTGCAGACCCGATCATTTCCATTTCGTTCGCATTATATATCCACATGTCGGTTTGAACGTGTTCGACCGAACCAATATGTGAATCTGGACGGTCCAACACATGTTCCAACTCGTTTTTTTGTTGATATTTAACCGACAAGTCAATTGTGTTTGTGGTGGATAATGTAGTTGCGGACATTATATACTAATTTTGGTTGGACCATTGTTTTAATTTCATTTTTTAGATTATTTGACTACTATAAAAACAAAAATGATTATATTTCCAATCTTTCTGTTTTATCACTTGTTATCACTTGGTTATATTTTACATTCTACATTCTACATTTTAGTTTAATAAAAAATATATCATGAATAATTCCGACAAGACATTTTTCGATTACCAGGCAGAGGCAGACCTTGCTATTTACAATACAACTATTGTCCGCAAACACGATAGATGCTTGGTTAAAATGTTTTGTGGGTCGGGCAAATCACTTCTTATGCGTTATTGTCGGATTGCGTTTGGTGTCCCCTTGGTTGTTTATGTCATGCCGTCTCTGGCACTTATTCGGCAATTTGCCGACCCAAATCCAACCGAAGGATATCTAAGTTGATATGGGATGTGGTCTGGCACATTTGTCCGCAGAATTAGCCAACGATGAACGATTCCGCTTCCTCAATTACGATCAATGTAGCGTTCGAAAAAATAACTACTATTATAAAAAACAGAATCTTTATGTATCATAAAAATATCAATAGATTTATTAATAACTACATAATTTCTATCTTCTAAATATTTTATAATAGGAATGCTACTATCTTTATAATTATTTTCAAACCCAATAACATCTATAAATACATTATCAAAATCAATAGATTTAATTACTTCAAACTCAGCACCCTCTACATCAATAGATAAATAATTTATATGTGATACATTGTTTTCTTTACAGATATTTTCTATTTTTTTAGTTTTTACTTTAATTATTTCTGTTGTTCCGCCATAACGTTTCATTTCATATTGTAATCGCGCAAAATGCCTTTTATCAAAAGTATCTTTAATTCCTGAAATCATTTCCGTATAACCAGTATTACACACAAAATCTGTTTCTCCTTCATAATTACAAACCGCATAATTTAAGTTTGTACTATTTGGTCTATTAATAACTAACTGATCAAATACCTTTTTAATAGGTTCAACATTTATTCCGGTCCAACCATTGTTTTTCTCAAAATATAAGGTATTATTTATAGATAATCCATCGTGAGCCCCAATATCTAAAAAAACCCCATTTTTTAAACCTTTAAAAATATTTGTTTCTAAATACTTGTCTTGATTCTCTTGTGAATAAAACATAATTATTATTATTGGTTATTATTATTTATTAAAAAAAACGCAGACAGACCGGGCTCCAATTGTGGTTAATTGTGCAACCCTATTCCTATAAAAATTATATAAACTAACAAAATTAATAATAAATCTCCAAACTCATTTTTTTATTTTTTTAAATAATGGGATATATAAACCATCCAGAATAATGACGACCATGTACGGCATTACAAGAAATATTGGTTCGGCTGGATTTGGCGGTTATTTAAATACGCCCATAATAGGTCCGCTGAGTACCTCTCAAACTCCGGGTGCAATGGTGCCGCACAACTACGGGACTTTGACCGGCATTCGTCCTACTCCTCCCCAGTTTTATCCAAGCCAAGAACCAGTAAACGCCCAACAAAATACAAACGCTCGCCAGTATTATAAGCGCGTCACATCGATAAGCACAGTTAAAGCGTTTTACGATCGAGAGATTGCTAAATTATCCGCCCCAATGTCTTATTATGTAAATGATACGGGACGCCATCACGTACAGTCCACGCATATGAATTATATTGCTCCTCTTTCATCGGGAATGTATTTGAACCAAAAAAAATCTGTGGCGGTGGGAAAGTCTGCGTATAAAGTTGGTCTTCCCATAGAAGCACCCATTAGTAGTAAAAATTATTATCCAAGCGGGTTGCGTTCGTCTTTGCGCCGTGTGCGGTCCGGCGGATGTGTGGCGCCCAAGAAAAAAGGTTCTATATACAACACTAGTCTTCGAACTGTGACGGGGGGATGGGGTGCCGTAGCGCGAAACACTTATTAATTGTTTGCATTTGTTTTACACCTTTTTTTATAAAAAATGAATTTATTGACGTCCCTATTATTTATAAAAAATCAAAAATATTATTTAATTCTTTTTTATTTTTGTTATTTTGATTCTTGGATAAAAGCAAAAATAATACTATGTACAGTAAAAAAATGATTTAGAATGGAATAATTTATTTC